GGAGGAGTTGGTTGGACGGAAGGGAGTGGTTGGGGGGAAGGGGTTGGTTCATTAGTAGGCACTATAGGTCGTTTTGCTATTTCTTTCTTTTTAGCTTCAATAATGATATTTTGTTTATCTTTAGGTAATTTATCAAAAATTAAATCAGTTTTTCTAAGTATTTCTGCGTAATCTTTTCTCATTTCTTCACCTTTATTCAATACACGTTTTTTGTTACTATCTAGTTTATTAAATCTTTCTCTCATAGCAATCAATTTATCAAGCATTTTACCTTTAATCTTGGCCATTTCAGCGTCATATTTAGCATTTTCTGCTGCGCATACATCTACTTCAGCTTCTATAGGGGTTTCTACTTTATATTTCGTTCCAGACCAATTCTGCAAAGTCCATCTATTAGCAGAACGAGACAAAAATGATAGTGCTTTACCACCAAAATAATAAATGGCCGCAACACCTATTACAATCATAGCAGGTTGACGATATTCAGTTCCTGCTAAATATACGTATGAAATAATAGTAATAGCAGTAAATACAAATAAAGCACGTAATATATATATTATATCTTCCTTTATAAGATTTCTATTTTGTATAATTTCAACCTGTCTTCGTGTGGTCATAAGATCTGCGTCTATGCTATCGATGTTAACCCGATTTTTAGCAATACGATCTTCCCTAAGTTGATTTACACTACCAACTAAACTATTATGTGTATCTAATCTTATTAATTCATTTTGAAACTCATTATATGACTTCTGTAGAATAGGAGTATTTCTATCATTTAAATTATTTATATTTCTAATAATATCAAACATAACGAACAATATATTATCATATATATATTTTTTTTTGATTTATATATGATAATTAATTCAATAGCAAAGTTAAATAGTAAAATTAAATACGCATTAAATAGTATTACCTACAATGCAGGTTCCTTTCGGGTCAATTATGCCGTCATATAACTCCAAATCATTAGCCAAAACTCTTTTAAATTTAAATCGTGTTACAGTTTCATCTGATGTTTGTTCATCTTTTACATAGTGATACCATTGTTTATCTTTTCCATAAGCAAAAATTGTACCCATATTTCCTTGACCAGCTTTTCTATATAAGTAACTTGCCGCCACATTTCCAGGTAATTTTAATTCTAAATCATCTTTCATAATCTTTCCATCTTTTATCATATATCTATTTTTACTACTATCAACAATATATCTATTCGCATTGTTATTATCTTTATTAGCATCAATACATCTATTTACAAGCTCTAATTCATTCCGTTTTGGCGCAGCAGTTGGTAATATATCTCTTTTAAATTCAGTAGGTTGTGTTGATGTGGCTGTACTAGTTGGTCTGTCCTGTCGAACATTTGCAGGTCTAGATACAGGAGATTCGTCCATAGCTATCTGTTCTGCTTTTCTTCTTTGTACATTTGTCGCTAATCCAGTAACACTAGTATCTGATTGTTTTAAATTATCCATCAAACGACTATCTCTTTCTTTATCTTGAGCCATTTTTAATTCTGCTTCACGTTGTAATCTCTCTCTTTGTAATTGTTGTTCTGTTTTTTTAGGAGGAGCAGGTATATCTTCAAAATTAGGGATAGGTAAAGCATATTTTACAGATGGGTTATATAGTGGTTTAGGTAATGGTTTAGCTTTAGGTTCATTGTATAATAATTTTGTATTCTTACATGATTTTACTACATCTTCTAAACTCTTACTTAAATTTGCTATATTAATTTCAGTGGGAAAATCATTACCTATGCCTGGACCTACACCGCACGACATTTGATTTTTATTACGATCAAATCCTCCAACATATTGTTTTATATAATTATCTCTATCACTGGACCATTGTTCTGGCTTACAAGCCGCATTATTAAAGGGACCTGGACCACATACTTTTGTTAGATTCTTATCTGTATCAGCATACCATTTAGGTAAGCCAGATACACCTTTATCATACGAGTATTGTTTAGCACATCTTTTATTATAATTTGGATTACTAGTAAAAAGATAATTAATTTTTACTTTATTTGTAATAGGGTTTATAGCGCATACTTTACCTCCCAATATAATTTCTTTTTGACTATCATCATCAATGCATAAACCTGGAATATTCTGTTCAACGCGATGTTTAAAGTAAACAAAATCACCATGTTGGATATTGCTTTTACCACCAGGCATATATTGTTTAAATTCTTTGTCTTCACGAATATGATTTTCAATAACATCAGTAATTAATTTATCTAATTTTTCGGTTTCAACTAAATTATTTACCATATCACTTATTTCACCGACAATATTATTATTAATTTTATCATAAATTAAAATAGTTAATTTATCTATTATTTTTTTAGCATGTGTTTCATTAAATTTACTATCCATTTTAGAAGACAAATTTTCAGAAGAAGAACTAATAATTCTATCAATGGCGTCAGTAACCAATTTAGATACTCTAAGTTGGATTTCGGTAAGTGTTCTATCTTGGTCTATAGAAACATTTTCAGTATTTAATTTACTCGTAATTCTCATAACTTTATTTTTATTTTTTCCTAAAGTTTGTGATGTTTCCAATATATTTTTGTTAAAATTTGCTAAATCATCACTTCTAAGTAAAATATCTACTCTTTTACTACCTTCTGTAGCACGATTATCTAAATTATCATCAATCATTGTTGATTTACGAATTATATCATCAGTTCTGTCCCTTATTTGTGCATTCAAACCCATAAGATCTTTATTTGTATCATCTAAATCGTTAAAAAAACAAGGAGGTCTTCCCTTTTTACGTGTCATTCGTTCTTCTTCCAAATTACTTCTTATACATCTTTCTTTAGATGTTGCTGGAGAAACTCTAACAACAAATTCTTCCCTATTCATAAATTTATTTGAAAGCTTTAAACCTACAACAATCGACACAAGAATTGTAAGTATAAGAAATAGAAAAATATTAACAGTTTTCATATTATATATTAATCATAAATATTTAAATATATCTATTTTAAATACTAATTCTTTTAATTAATTTACAGAAATAAAATAAATATTATTAATATATAATTGTATGTTATATACTGTTTTATTGTTTATTATAATATTATTAACAGTAGCAATATATGCTGAAAAAATAAAAAAATCAGAACATTTTTCAAGCAACGACGGCAATGAATGTTATGGAAAAATTTCTAGCAAAAATGGATATTATAGTAATTTTATGTTAAATACATTTAGTAATTTTGATACAGCATTTAGGTTTCTTAAAAATAAATCAATAAAAGCAATAAATTCATTAAAACAGTATAAAGTTGATTTAGAACAAGCCTATGATATAGATGCTGTGAGTCAAAAAGCATTAGAAAAAACTACCAAAGACGTTTCGGAAACTAATAGTCGGTTAAACAATCTTGTTGATTCAAAAATTAATCAATATGATAATGAACTTGCTTTATCAAATGTAAAATTAGGTGACTTGAGAAAAAGTGCGACCACTCTATCTGATATTAAAGAAGATGAGGTAATGACTAGAGTAACCGATATGGTTTCAAATGTAGCAAAAGACAGATATAATAACTATGAGAAGAAAACTGTAAATAGTCCAAGATTAGGGCAAACCTTTAATACAATTATTAAAAATAAAATATCAGATAATAGGGATGTAAGTGCTTATAACTGGCAATGCGAACCTGGAATTATTGGTGCTCCTATAAGAATAAATTCAAAAGATGGAAGCATTGAAGCTTTAAGTACTAATGGAGTAAATATTGATACAGCATTTTGTAAAAATAATGATGTAAGAGATATTCCACATAAAAATATTAAACCAGTAGTTTGCTCTAATAAAGATGCATCTACAGCTGGAAACTGGTGTAACAAAGCAGCCAAAGTATTATATAATCAAGACACTACAGACTATAATAATTGTCCATTAGATTGGAGAATGGTTGACCGTGAGAAAAAAATATGTATTGCTCCTAAAAATACACTTGGAAATTCAGTGCATGACAGTAATTCACAACAATTTGCTTCTGAATGTGCTTTGCCTAATAATAAATGTGTAATGTTCGGCACACAACCAACAGATAATATAATGCAATGGAGTAAGGCTACAAATACCTTATTTCCTCCTAAAGTCAATGTAGTTGAAAGAGCAAGAGATTTGACTAATGTTTTAGCACAAGTAGATAATGTTATTAATAGCACAATTGGAACAGCAAGCCCTCCTTCACGCATTGATAATTATACTGTTTACAAAAATGGTGTACTTGTTAAGGCATATAAATTGAAAGAAATAAATACTGCTAATCGATTTACTAAAGGAAAACTATTATTTGATAATATTATTTCTTCAAGCATTTATTTTAGAGTTAATAATGGCAATTTTCTATCTATTCGCCCACCATATAGTGACCCTAATACAAATTTTGATACTGATGATATTTTTGTTGTATTCCAAGGTTATATGAAAATACCAAAAGGAATTTCACGAGTGCAGTTAAGAACTATTTCTGATGATGGTATACGTGTTATGATTAGAAAACCAAATACAAGTAATTGGTCTACAGTTATTGAAAATTTTACTCTACACGGAGATACAGCAAACGATAGTGCATTAATGTCTGTTATTCCAGAGGAATATATAGAATATCAAATTGAATTTTTTGAAAAATCAGGTTACGCAACTTGTATATTACAATGGCGGTTTAATGAAGATGACCAATTTTTAGTTGTTCCAAGAGATTCACTCTTTATTGATACGGAACAATGTTCTAAAACAGTAAATATGGCCAAAAAAAATACTTGGCAGAATATTGAAAATAAAGCTGTTAGAATGAATGATAGAGGAGACGTAGAATGTCTATCATTAGATGGAAGAAACTGTATAGATAATAACCAAGGTGCTGGAACCTATGAAGGAAATATTGAACGATATGGAGATAGTAGCAAATTATTACCATTAGCATGTGGAGAAGACGTCAAATCTAAATACGGATTTACTGGCTATGAGAATCCTTCTCATTGGTGTGCTAAAGCTAAAATTCAACTTGACCCATCAAACAAAAGAACTTATTCTGAAGATACATATGGTGGAAGATGCGGCCTTATTGATGGTAAAAAGGTTATGTGTCTTCCAGGAAGATGTTGCAATAAATATGGTTACTGTGGTGATAGTAAATTCTGCACCGACAGTTCTATAAATAGGCAATATAATGGATAATATTTTTTATATTTGTTAATTTTTGTATTTTTTAATTATAAGATAAAAAAACTAACAAATTTATGTCTTAATATTTGTTTAACAATTTTAAAGTAATAACACAATATATTTTTAATTTAATAAATTTATAAAAATATATGATTAATTATATTATATGATTTATTATATTATATGATTTATTATATTATATTTATTGTAATTGTATTTATTTTATCTTTTTCTTACCACAAAATTAACAAGTTTTTACGTGATTTTTTTAATCAAAGAGTGAAAACACATGAAGATTTTACTGATAAAAAAGAAGGAAAATTTAAAGACTGTAATACTATAGATAAAATATACGACCGTTTTTATTCAGAAATTTATGATGATTTATTTTTATCATCATACAAAAATCAATATGAAATATTACAATTACGCGATAGTGTATTTAATAAATGGAAAGATTCAAAAATAAAAATTCTGGATATTGGGTGTGGAAATGGACATCATGTAGACTTATTAAGTCAATATAAATATGATGTTGTTGGAATTGATAACTCTAAACATATGATTAATAATGCCCAAAAAAAATATCCATTATATACATTTATTCGTGATGATTTTATGAAACGTGAACTATTTGAACCATTAACATTAACACATATTACATGTTTTTTCTATACTATTTATTATATTGAAGATCCAGCTTTATTGTTTCAAAATGTAAATACATGGCTAAAACATAATGGTGTATTTTGTGTTCACCTTGTAGATAAAAGGAAATTTGATCCAGTATTAGAAAAGGCAAGTTCTCTTATACCTTTATATAATCCTCAAAAACATGAAAAAAAAACACATACAAGTCTTATTTTTAATAATTTTAAATATGAAAGTGATTGGAATTTAGATAAAATGCCTTCATCATTTATTGAAGTATTTAATTTTAAAGATAAAAGTGCTAGAAGGAATTTTCATAATCTATATATTTATCCTATGAAGAAATATGTTAAAATAGCAAATGATACTGGATTTAAACTAGTGCAGACTATTGACTTAGCTATAGCCAATCATCAACATAACTATATATTTTGTTTTAAAAAGAAATATGGATAGATAATTCGTAAGAATAGTTAAACATTTAGATAAATGTTTTCTAATCCATTAAAATATATTTATTTAGGAAAAAAAAATTGATAGATAAATTTGTTATTAAATTGAGATTAGTTTATCTACCAATCCAAGCACTAGAATAATGTTTTCAATTATTAATGGAAAGAGATTAAATGAATCAGCACGGAGTGTTGAAAATATTGTTGGATTCGCTTGCAGTAGAACTATTACAGACATTGCTAAGGAATTGGAACAGATTTCCAGATCAATCCAAAACAACATTGCGCGAGGACAACATTGGCACACAAACATATTGAAACCAGACTTATCTCCAGAAGACGCAAAATATTACGGCGCACTATACGCCGAGATCTTTATGGAGGAGATGTCGTATTGTAACAACACAATTAAGTTTATCCAATTCATCGCAGCACGATACTTTGAAGAAGAGGTGCTTGATAAACGCAACATGGAGGAAGATGGCGAGGATGGTACGGATGGCGACAATATTGCTGAAACCCTGCCAACCACAAAACAGGATGTTCCTTATGTTTCAACAAAATTAGCAGACGACTTGTTCGTTGGAAGCAATCTTATCAACCGAGCTTTTATTGAATTCATTGGAAAATTAGGTTCCATGTTTTCTCAACAAACAATCACAGCAAAACTCACACAACCTGGCTGCAAAATTGCGCTGTTTGAACGATTTTCCGTTTCAATTGTGGACACATGTTCAAACAAACCTTCCGCAACACATGGACAATTCATTGGTGATTTCACCGAACTTTTTAAAATATGCCAACAGGCTTGGAGAATGATGTCTGTGTTTGCGTTCTCAAATTTGTTTCGTTTCATGGAAGGCAGTAGCTACATACAAAATCCTATTTCTGCCGATGATAGCATTTTTGCTAATCATGGAACACCTCTGAAGTTTGATGATGAAAAGCCCCCCACGCAAATGTTTAAATTAGACATATAATCTCAATCTATCAAACGCCAATTTTATCCACATTACACATATAATCATAATCATAATTCCAAATCTAAATCAAAACCCAAATCCAACCAGAAAAAAACAGGAATATATTTCCTATTTTTTTAAATATAGGTATTGTTTCGTGTTAGATTATTTAATTTGATATTATCAAAAGCAAATAGTAGTTTATCAAACAATATACATAGATATCAATAGATATTTATAAAAAATATAACTACCTGTAACAAATGTTTTAGTAACAAATTAAACAATATATTATATAAAATCTTACATGTATTTTAAGAATAAGTTATTGTAATTTCACTACCATATTAAGATAGTTTACAACCCATAAAATGCCGAGCTCTCTGGAATTCCTTTCAGCCAAGAACCCTCAAACACATTGCGCACATTTCCATCTCCAGACACATTGCGTAAAATGCCGAAGCCATGCGGCATATCATCCCTCCATTCTCCGTAGTACTCCGTCCAATGAATTAGTTCCTCTCCAGTTTTGCTACGAACAGCCCCATATATAAGGGGTGTGCTGCGGAAAAGACCAAGTCCATTTCGTTCCCCACAAACAATTGTCCCATTGTAGGTAGTTCCATCTTTCATTCGCAAATTGACGTGTTTTCCAGGCTTTTGGCGACTAAAGCAAATAGCATCTTCAGACATTATTGATTTAATTGGGGAACTTTGAACTAACTATATTGTTGCTAAATATAATCTATCCATCAAATTTTTTTAGGCTATTATGAATAATAATGCTCATAAATCCTTAATATCTATAATATCATAATCATCTAGTATTTCTCCATTTTTAATACTCATTGTATTTTTTACACAATAACTATTTTGTGATAATTTAGCTATTGCGTCATAGTGGAATTCTTGTAAATCACCACAAAAACAATTAACTATATTTTTATATAATATATCTATTTTCATTCTTTATAATTAATAGTAATTTTTTTTATTAATAATAAATAATTGTTTAAAATATACAATGTTATATCATTGGTTAGTAAATAATTATGGTCCTTTAACAGATATTATGTTGTATATTTTAGTGTTTACAACTATTGTCGTTTTTATTCAAGCAAAATATAATAAAGAGCAATATCTAAAAAATTGGGAAGAAAATCGTTGTAAACCATACATAATACCAATAAGTGGATTTCTTAAAAAAGATGAATCACAAACAGTTATGCAAGCAATAACCTCTAATTTCAATGGTTGTTTTTGGGGTATGTTAAAAGGATATTTTAGCATTTTAATTAGACCATTAATGTATATTCTTGATATTATAAAAGCACTTTTATCAAATTTAACTAAAAGTATTGATATTATGCGTGCACAATTGAAAATTATGAGAAATATGATAATGGGTATAGTAATGAAAATGATGAAACGACTAGAGAATATTATGGAGGCCGCAACATTTTCATATTCAAAAATTAATGAAATTACTAAAAGACAGTTAGCAGTTTATCAAAATATAATGTATTTAATGCAGACTGTATCGGTAACTATGTCTGGTTTTGCTAGTGGAACTATGGGAAAAATATTGGATATGTCTAGTTGGGCAGCATGGGTTCTTCCTATATTTACATTAGGTCCTGCTGGAGCAATATTTCCAGCAATGGCTTTTTGTTTTCATCCAAATACATTAATAAATAATATAAAAATTAGAGATATTACATTAGGAACAAAAATAAATGAAAATAGTAGAGTAATTTCAAAATTATGCTTTAGTGTGCCCAAAAATATGTGTGTTTTTAATCATAATAATACAATAGTTAGTGGGTGGCATCAAGTACACGAAGACAATAAATGGATTAAAGTGTGTGATAGTCCTAATTCCAAAAAAATATATTTAGATACTGATATATTATATACTTTAAATACCACTGATAATATAATTAATATTAATGAAAATAAATATAGCGATTTTGATGAAAAAAACATAAGTGAGGATGCAAATAATTTAATTTTAAATATTTTAAATTCAGAAAATAAATCATATAAAAAAGGAATAAACAAAAGATATCGTTTTGGATTTGCCAAAGATACAATAATAAATGGTAAATTTATACAAAATATTTGTCTATCTGATAACGTAATTGGTATTATAGAACATTTACCTATGGGAGATGAATTATTCTATAAAATTAACAATGTTATTTGCAGTGAATATACAAAAATTTTAATTGGTAATAAATGGATGAATGTAAGAGATATTGGTAGTCCCGTTAATTATACTGATACATATTATACTATTGTTGTGGATGAACACAATATATTTATTGATGATATGGTATTTAGAGATTTTATAGAATTAGATACACCAGAAGAATTAAAATTATTAGATAATTTATATAATACGATTTAATACGATTTAATACGATTTAATACTATTTAATACGATTTAATACTATTTAATAAATATATAAGTAAAATAATCTACTAACATTAAATTATTTTTAATTAAATTTTACTTGTTTTTGTTATAAGTCTTTTTATCTTATTCTTGTTTATTAATCACTTATAAATATTTTTTAAAATTTGTAACCTTGTTTCATATTTCCAATATTTATTATAAAATTAATATTTTATGATAAATGTTGTTGTTTTTTGTTATATAAAAATTAATCATATTTTAGATTGGGTAAAAAGTAATGTTCAGATGGAATTACATTGAAATTTCCCTTACGATTTAAACGCCATTTAAATATAAGATGACTATTTGTTGTATCATTACCTTCATACGCAATAATTTTGTAAGGAATAGTTGTGTTAGGTTGTAAATAATTCAATCTTGAATAATGGTCAATTTTAATTGAATTAGAATATTCATCAATTTGTAATTCACCACCAAAGTAAAATCGAATACCAGACCCAGCAACAATATTGAATTCTACAACTTCTGCGGTATTTGGAAAATTTAAATTTCCAAAAAATTCTAAATAACGATAGGTGGAAGTCTTAGCATCGGTAAAGAATGAATCAAATTTATCAGTCATAAAATAATTGATAGAAGGCACAATTTTTTCATCTAATAATTCACCTGTCTGAATTCCAGTAATACTATTTGGTGCACTATTAGAGTTATAAGTTCTTACTAATACACCACGATAATTGCTAAGGTCTTCTCTAGGTAATCTAATTTTTTTATAGTCAATAGCATCTTTCACAGATTTTTCCAATCCAGACATTATATTAGTACTGTTTTGAACCTTAAAATTATTTCTAATGCCGTTCATCATTTGTGTATAAGTATCTTCAACTAATTTTACATTACCTCTAGAGTTATTTAATTTATTTATACCTTCGTTAACGTTTATATTAAATTGTGTGTCTATAATACTAGGCATTTGTTGTATAACTTTTGAAGTATTTTGTTGAATAACGTTATTAATTGTATTTGCGGTATCATTAATAATACTTTCAGTTGCATTTTTTCTGAAATCTTTATCATTAGTTTGCCTACGTCGTTGACCTTGTGCCCGTGATATAACTGCGTTACCTTGACTTGCGTTTAATTTAGATAATTCTAATGAAGCTCCTGCTCTATTGCTAAAATTACTACTTATATTGTCCGCATAATTTATAATATTATTTTTTCTTAAATCGTCTTCTAATTTTTTATTAACATCTTCTACTTTATTAGCAATTCTATCGTATTGATAATACGCATTTAGCAGCATATTATTAGATGCCGCAGCCATATTTTCTTCATTTCCACTTAAATTGAATGGTATATTTCTCGATAATTTTGTAAGTGGAATATCCATAGGAAAACTATCAGTCTCTATAGATTTAGGCATAGCCTTACAGGGTCCTGGAACTCCCTTATCCAAGCGTTCGATTTCACAACGATCTTTTTCCATACACCTATTATCACCTTCATAACAAAAAAATTCTGGTCCACACTCATCGGAATTTGTACAACGTTCATATCTGCTTTTGCGTTTATATATAGTGCCTGGAACACCGCATTCTGGACTTCCATCCATTTTAATACCTCCAATATATTTAGTTTGGTCTCCAATAGAAATATTGTTATTCACACCGTCAGCAGTTCTTGATATTTTAGGAACTGACTTTATATCACTATAACTATATTTATCTTTACATTTGTCATTAATATTTGGATTAATAATAGAAGTGTATTTTAATCTTGCGGTTTCTCCTTGAATAGAACAAATTTTTCCTTCAACAATTAGATTTCGGGATGACCCGTCATCGGTAGCACATAATGTTTTATCATTAGGAATAGGAATAATGTCTGTTTTAAAATAAACAGTATCACCAATTTCTAAAGATGTATTTCCTCCATCAACATTGGGATTAAAGTTTTCAGATAATTTGCTATTAATGCTTTCTTTATTTATGTATACTATTACTAGAAGCAATAGTATTGTCAATAATATATTATTAATCATTATAAATAAACTATATATATTTAAAATATATTTTTAATTTTTTCAAATATATTTTAAATAATAATCAATATTATTCCTTATCACTAACAAACCGATATGAAACAGACTCCCCAACATTTGAAATATTTCTGATTATTTTACAAATATCACCGTGTCTCATATTATAATATTTAGCAACAGGGTCTTTTGTTAATATTGTTGGTAAACTTTCAATTGAATTTAAATAAAATATTTTTTTTAATTCATCTTTTTTATTGGCTTCTATAATGATATGCTTGGGGACTAAATTATGTAGTGTTATATTAAATGTTAAAGACTTAAACCAAAATATTTCAGTATTTTTTATATCAGTAGTAATCATACTATCTAGTGGTTTATTTTGAGTGCATATAATACATATTAAATGGTCGTTCGCTCCTAAAGAGTAAAAATCTTTGACTTTTTTAATATTAACATCTATCTTTAGTGTGTTTTTAAAAAAGTGAATAACTACTCTTTGTTTATCATTCTTAAATTCCATATCTAAAATATTTGTATCTTTAGACGACATACCCTGTTCATACATATCCCTAATAGCAAATTCAGGTATCATTTTAAAAATATGTAAACTTCCTCTTTCAAAAAAAAATCTAGATATTGGTTGCTCACTACGGTCGTAAAGCATATCAATAATATTGTTTCTAATTAATTTATAATCTTCAAATTTAATTTCCATATATTATAAGTTAAATGAAAAAAAAACAGTTTTTATACCAATACATATTATATAAATGATATCAATTGCACATAAATTAAATAATAGTTATAATATAACCCATAATAATAATACTATAATATTAAATACACAACATTCATTCATATGTTTTCTTGCTTTTTTAAATAAAAAAATTATCGATTACGATGATTTTCATATTTTATTCCATTCTATAAGTTGTTTAAATTTACAAATATATAAATATAATTGTTTTCTAATAGTTAAAATTTTTTTAAATGAAACAGACTATTATAATAATACAAATGACTTAATTCATTTAGAACTCTCATATAAATCAAAATTTATTGGTCAATTATATAAGGTAGGAGCTATAACTTTTAAAAACAAAATAATAAAATATAATGTTTATGAATTTATTGATCATATGTTTAATGATGATTTTATTAATACACTTAATTTTATAGATTTCTATGGAATTATTATTGATTATATAAAAGCATTAGATACAATTCATAACTCGGGTTTTATACATTCAAATATAAAACCTATTCAACTTATGGTTAATAAATCAAAAATTGGAAAATTAATTGGATTTGATGATATTATTCCTATTGAAAAAGGCAAGTTTAATTACCATAACACATCTGGGTCTATTGAATTTTTAGCTAATGAACGATTTATATATTTCATTGATAATGGATTTATAGGAAATACGTCAATATCAAGCGATTTATGGGAATTATATTATTCAATATTAGTAGCATGTAATATTACTAATAATAAAGAAGAATTAGAAGATATATATAAAAATGGAGGTGTTGTATATTTTTTAATAGATAAGTTATCTAAAAGATTTAACCTATTATATTCTGATAGTCAATTCACACTTTTAAGAAAAATGGCAAAAATATTTGAAATAGGATTAAATCAAAATCCTATTCACAGAAAGGACACAAAATATCATCTAAATATTCTACTAAATATACAGTTATTAAATTTTTAATGTTAATATATTATATAAATTATAATGAAGAAAAGTTTACACAATAAATTTAGATTAAATCATAAGTTAAGTAAAATAAATAATCGAAAAGGAGGTAAACCACCGCCTAGACCGCCTAATTATATGTATTTGATTTATACCTCTGGTTTATGTGCTGAAGGAACATATCTATATCATGTTAGATATCTTGGTTTTAATTTAAAACAAGCTTTTCAATATTATCATTGTCTTTTTAATATATATAATGAATTAATTCAAGAGAGACATATAAGAAGTGGAGTTAATCGCATTACTCTAAATCAATGTAGAGGATATAGTGAAATTGGAAGAAATTACCTTTATACATCTGGTCAGCCTGAATGGCTACAAAATCCGTCAAATGAATACTCTACGGTAAAAATTATTAATGCATTTAATTTTAGTTCTGTATTAAGAAAAAATGCTATGGACAATTTATTTGAACGTGGCATCAATACTGATGCATATGATTCATATTTACCAATATTGGCTAAGTTAGATGTATCAAGTGGAAGAGTAAGCCGTGATATATTTTTTCACGAAGATGCTATTTATGATGATACACTTGCGTATGATGAACAACTATATAAATTTTTAGATCAAGGAAATGTAGTTCCTTCGGCATATAGTGCGATAGATGTAATAGAGCCTATCCCAAGTAAAACAGTAACATTACATTTACAGGATGACCTAAACATGTTTAGATCATCTCAGGAATCATTTGAAGAATTTGATATTGAATCTACAAAAAATATTATTAATAAACGATATCCTAATCTAAAAGAATTAAATTCTATTCATGTTATACCTGCTTTAGAGAATAATTCAGATGTAATATTATCTAAAAAAGCATATACTTTTAATATTCCTATTGAAGGGTTAGATATTTCACAGTATAATGTCGTATTATCAAATGATTATATGGAATTTTTGCCTGAGGAAGAAACTGCATTACAAATTCAATCAATTGACCAAATTGTAAGAATAGTTAATCGTGTCTAAAATACGATTGTCTTATAATTACCAAACAATGTTTAATCTTATATAGCATTATAATATAAACGGTGTAAATTTATATTATAATGAAATATGTTGTTCATTATTTAATGTAACTTAACTATATTTACATATTATTTTTTGTAGACTTTCATCTAAGAAAGGCATTACTATAGTCAATGTAATATTTATATGCCATGTTGAATTTATAATAATTATTTTTTTTAAATTTTTACTGTATTTAATATTAATAAGTAATGCTAAATTTTTAGCCAATTTTATATTAGTAGCGTGTTTCATTGAAAAACCTTGACTATCAAATATCCATATCCAAGGTTTATTACCATTATTATTAAGCATTCCATCATAATGGTTTAAAATACCATCATTATCATTATAATATTTTGCTTTGGATGGACAACTATAAAAAATAGAAACACCATTTACTGTTTCATTTACTTTATGAAAACTATGACTTCCTGGTTCATGTAAACACCTTTCACATATATAAGACATGTATATACATATACCAATATAAATTTAGACTAAATTAAGACTAAATAAAAATAAAAATTATGCATACAAATGGATATCATAATATCTTATCATTTATTATAATTTAAATTTGAAATGTTTTTTTTACATCATTCTAAATATTAGGCATCTATTATACAATGAGTTTTACAAAAATTACACGCTTTTCAAAATGCGATTTATTACGTAACAATAATGATGTTGAAAAGTATGGATTTGATAAAAGTAAAACTGAAGGTGAAATGATCGATTTAGCAATAGAAAATAGGTGTAATATTATAATTAAAAATGGAATAAATGGAAAGTGGTATCTTAAAGGCAAAGGAAAAACAATTGAATATTTAAAAAGTAAGATTAATGAAAACTTAGGTAAATCTCGAGAAGGTGTGTTCTGTTTACTATTAGAATAATATAACCAAAATTATATATGTTATAAAATTTTAGTAGATAACAAAATTTCCAGTGTATTTAACATAACGTTGGTGATTTTGTTTTAGCCAATTTAAAACTAGATCTTCAAGAATTCCAGTGCTATTATTACCAGTTAATAATATATCAGCAACATCTTTTTTATGATGCGATTTAGAATGATTACCTCGACCCGTAATTATATTTATTGGATATTTATATAAATTCCGATTTTTTTTTTGATATTCTAACCAGAATAATGTGTTTTCTTTAGTCATACCATGTAAATCTATCTTAGAACCAATATTATCATTAGTTATCCATTGTTCAGTGAAATGTATTGCTCTATTTATTACTTTTATATCACCAGGTAATTCCGTTTTTCCTAAAAACACATTTTCATAAATAGTATATATTTCTTTAGATATTCCTAATTCACAACCATTATTTATAATATATTTATTTGTTGGTAATTGAGGTAATATTGTTAATGGATTACCCCCATATTTCTTTGTAATTTCTGACCAAGTCATATATATATATTTATATATTGTAGTATTTTTTTTAAATTTTATATACTATGTAATATTTTAGAGATTTTTATAAATTTTCATCTATAATATTGATGGCTTTTTTTAATCTATCATCATAATTAGGATAATCGATAATATAATAATTCATATTGTATTTTTTGAATTCGGTTATAAATCGTTCAAACATCCAATCACGAATATGTTCACCATCTCTATATCCATCTTGTATAAACGGCACATTTGGTTTAGTTAATATATAAATTTTTTGCTCATTATTTAGGTAATCCGCATTTTTGTAAATATCATATATTTCACTATAATATTTATCTAAATACCGCTCACACCATATTGTTAATGCGAATGTGTCATTATCACAAATAAGAATTTTATCACATTTTTTTGATAATTCATATTCTTCTTTGTTTTGTCGATGGGACATATCAATAAAATCATCTAATGTAAAATTAAAATTTATTTCTGAACTATGATTATCTTGAATTTTTTCTTCAGCCATAACACGACAGTATTCTTGAACCCATAGAGTATTGTATTTTTCTGATAATATTTTACATAAAGTTGTTTTACCACTAGATTCAGGACCTACAAATATAAATTTTTTTGGTATCATATATAATTATTGATGTTTATTAATATTTATATATAAAATAATTGAATTTCGTAAAACTCATTTATTATCTTTTTAATAACATAAATATAATAATATTATAAAAATTGATCTATTAAAAAATGTATAATATACATATATATAACCAAATGTTTGGGGGTTCTAAAAGCTTTACTATTCAATTAGATGATAATACAATATGCCTTATTAAAGTGAAGAGACCCCAATTTTTAATTACTAGCTTAAAAAGGAGAGAGGAATACTTATATACATTATCTGAAAATAAATTAGATACAAACACTACTATAGTTACTGATTGTAAAATAGATACACTTGTGAATACATTGTCTGCGATATGGAATATTCATAAAATACGTGATTTTATTAGTAAAATAGGCACTTTAATAGAAACAAATATAACTACTGGTGTAAATACCACACGCGATGAAATGCATATAATTGGATTACAAATATTGAGACGCCATCTAAATTATAAGTGTATTACGGACGAATTAGAAATGCAAAATCAGAGATTAAATGAATTACTTTTAAAAGGTAAAAAAGATGCTAACGAATTTTATAGACAAAATGTAGTTAAGCCATATAAATTGCCACTACCTGTAATTGTAGAAGAAGGGGGTTTATTGCGTAGAAAATCTATTCGTAGAAAATCTATTCGTAATAAATCTAGATAACTACATGTATTAAAATATATGCTAACTAAATTATTATATGTTAAATTATTATAAAAAATTGAAATAACATTTTTAACAATAATTATTTTAATATAGATATTGAGAATAATGCACGATTTTATAGTTACAATAGGTCCTCATACTACTCACTTTAGTTCAATTTTCCATTTATTATTTGATGGTGATGCTGATATGGGTGTAGCTCCATTTAATAAAAGAATAAATGGACCAAAAGAATTAAAGAATATCATTACTATTTACCAGGACATTAAAAGCATATTTGAAGATAGATTATTAGAGAACAATGGGGCAAGATATTATCTTAATGATGACACATCACCTATTGAACAAATAAATGTAGATAATAAAGAAAATTTCATAAAGAGTATACATATGTTAACTAATTATTTAACAACCCTCGAAATTTTACGCAAAAGATTAGTCAATAATAAACAACAGAGAAAAACCGCACACAATCAAAATATTCATTTACTTCGTGAATTACGAAAACTATTACCACCACCAACATATAGTGAGTTTGGTGGTGGGTTTAGTCTAGAAGACGACCCTCCTAATAATCATATATCAGTTCAGATATTGAAACACATGGATTATACATCAAAAGAATTTCATCATTCAATGAGTCGCCATATTCTAAATGATATAAATAGTATAATTACCAAGGTCTTACCTGAATTTGTATTTAATATGGCTTTATCAATTCAACATAATAAAGATAATTGTTCACTATCTAATAATATAAAAAATTTAAATCTATTATAATAAGCATTCAACAATTCGTTTTGTTAAAACAGGTCCTATTTTTCGATTATCTATTTTAATATCAACTAAACATTTATTATTTAAGTTGATTGCATCTATTAATGATTTCATATTTGGGTAGTGTTCAATAATTCCTTTAGCAATTCGTGTGGAACATCCAGGTATATTACTAAGCATATTTGTAAGTATAATATCATTTGTAACATTTTCTGATTTTTTAGTGTGTTTGTATACTTTTGTATCAACTTCTAAGCAACTATTTTTGCTGTTACCTTCTAAAAAACTATTCCATTCTTCTATATTTTTTTCATATCTTTTCCAAATATTTTCAATAAAATCATACGTATCCTTTATATTTCCACTTCTATATATAATTAATTTATCACGATAGATAGTGTGAATCAACGATCCAAATACAGCATTAGTATCAACATATTTACTATCTGTAATTTCACCTTCAATAATATAAGTAATTCTATCTCTGGATAAATTACTCACAAGACGAGATTTTTGTTCATGATATCTTCCATCACGAATAGAGCTATACAAATCACTAATTGTTTTTCTCTCAAACACAAGTTGTATTACATCAACATCATTTTCTCTTACAACTATTTGAACATCTCCAATATCAAGTGATTGTGTTATAATAGGTATTTTATATGTATTAAATAATGCGATTAGGCCTTTTTCTCTATAATCTATTTTTAATAGCAACATATATAATAGTTATATCATATATATTCCTATATGTATGTTATATGTATAATTAATTATTTTTGTTGAATAGTTTTATTAACCCTTACAGCGTCACCCAAATTATGTATTTTTCAGGATAAAACTAAATATTTTATTATTTTACAAGCAGATAATAATAAAATATTCAATAAATTGGTAATTTTATGAAAGTCTAGGA